GACTTAGCTGATGTTGATCCTTCACTACCTAGATACATCGTAGTTGGTCCTAAACAAATCACAGATTTATTAGGAACTACTGAAGTTACTTCTAGCGACTTTAATACTGTCAAAGCTCTTGCTTCTGGCGATGTTAATTCGTTCTTAGGATTTAACTTTGTTGTGTCTAACAGATTATCTGTTGCTTCTTCTATCAGAGACTGTATTGCTTTCGTAAATGATGGCATTGCATTAGCTGTTGGAAAAGATGTAACTGCTAGAATAGATGAGAGAGCTGACAAAGGTTATGCTACTCAAGTTTATTACTCTGCTGCATTTGGTGCAACCCGAATGGAAGAAGAGAAAGTAGTTAAAATTCAAGCATATGAAGGGTAATAGGAGGTAAATTATGGCTAGTGTAAAAGGAACTAACTTTACTAACATTACTGCTACTCCAATCGTTAAGATTGATAGCGGAGAATGGACTGGTAAATTGAGAGTACAATACGACAGTTATGAGGCATCTTCTTTAGCTTCTGGCTCAGACATTTCTGTTGCAAGATTACCAAAAGGTGCAAAAGTGTGGGATGTAATCGTACACTTTGACGCTTTAGGTGCATCTTCAACGATTGCTGTTGGTGACAGTGGTGATGCAGACAGATATATTGCTGCAACATCTACTGCTTCTGCAGGTCAAATGTCTATGTCTCAAGAAGGAGCTATAGCTGGTTTTGGCTATGAGCAAACTGCTGAGACAGATGTGCTTTTAACAACTGGTGGTGCAAGCATCACTGGTACAATTAAATCTGCTGTTATTTATTCAGTAGAGTAATTGTTATTAAGATGGTGGGGAGCAATCCCCACTATCTTTTTTTTTAAAAAAAGTATAAAGGAATAATATGGCATCAGTAGTAGATATTTGTAATGGATCATTAAATCAATTAGGTGCATCCACCATCATTTCATTGACGGAAGATTCTAAAAATGCAAGACTATGTAATGCACGATACACACAAGTACGAGATAGCTTATTCAGATCTCACCCTTGGAATTGTTTACAAAAACGAATACAGCTCGCATCTGATACAGCTACTCCAGCTTGGGGATTCAGTTACCAATTTACCTTACCTGCAGATTGTTTACGAGTTCTCAGAATAGAAGATTACGATTCAGATTATAAAATTGAAGGAAGAAAGATTGTGTCTAATGTACCTACGATGAAGATCTTATACATTGCACGAATTGAAGATCCTAATGAGTACGATGAAATTTTAAGAGAAACATTATCAGCAGCACTAGGTGCAGACATTGCTTATGCAATTACTTCTTCTAATCCTGTTGCACAAAATATGTATAATCTTTTTCAAGAGAAATTAAGAGAAGCAAGATTCGTAGATGCTACGGAAGGACAAAACACCATCCAAGATAATGGCATGACGGATGTCATAGACGCAGGTTCTTGGACTAACGCAAGGTTTTAAATATGGCACGAGTTGCGGTGCAATTAACGAACTTCACAGGTGGAGAGTTATCGCCACGACTAGATGGTCGTAATGATCTAACCAAATATTCTTCTGGTTGCAAGACCTTAGAGAACATGATTGTTTATCCACATGGTTCTGCTGCTAGACGACCTGGAACTCAATTTGTAGCTGAAGTCAAAGATAGCACCAAGAAAACAAGATTAGTACCTTTTGAATTTTCTACAACACAAACTTATATGCTAGAATTTGGAAACCAATACATAAGGTTCTACAAAGATAATGGAGTTATCTTATCTGGTGGATCAGCATATGAAATTGCTACTCCTTATTTAGAAGCTGAACTATTTGAAATTAAATATGCTCAATCTGCAGATGTTATGTACATCTGTCATCCTAATCATGCAGTTAGAAAACTATCTAGAACAGGACATACTTCTTGGACATTGACACAAGTTGATTTTACTAAAGGACCATTTCAAGATCATAATATTACTACAACAACATTAACTGCTGGCTCTACTACAGTTGGTGCTTCTACAAATTTAACATTATCATCAACAACAGGAGTAAATAGTAATCAAGGTTGGCTAACTACCGATGTGGGAAGATTAGTACATTTGAAAGATGGTCATTATAAAATTACTGCAAGAACTTCCGCTACGGTTGCTGTAGCTACTTGTGTTGTATCTCCATCTTCTGCTTCTGCATCAACGGACTTTGCCTTAGGTTCTTTTTCTGATACCTCTGGTCATCCAGGTTGTGTAACCTTCTTTGAACAACGATTAGTGTTTGCAGGAACAAGAGAACAACCACAAACTTTATTCTTTTCTAAATCAGGGGATTATGAAAACATGGATGATAATTACCATGGAACAGTATCTGATGATGATGCTATTATTTATACGATTGCATCTAACCAAGTTAATGCCATTAGGTTTATGACTGCTACTAGAACTTTAATTGTAGGTACAGCAGGTGGTGAATTTACAGTATCAGGTGGTGGAACAGATGTTGCCATTACTCCTACGAATATTTTAATTAAAAGACAATCTAACCATGGAGCTGCGAACCTAGATGCGATTGCAGTTGGTAATGTCACTTTGTTTTTACAAAGAGCAAAAAGAAAGATTAGAGAATTAGCTTATAACTTTGATGTGGATGGTTATCTTGCTCCTGATATGACGATCCTTGCAGAACATATTTCTGAATCAGGTATTACACAAATGGCATATCAACAAGAACCTAATCAAATCATTTGGTGTGTGCGAACTGATGGACAACTGATTGCATTAACCTATCAAAGAGAACAACAAGTTGTTGCTTGGCACAGACATATCTTTGGTGGATCTTTTTCTAGTGGTAATGCTGTGTGTGAATCGGTTGCTGTTATTCCTACAGATGACAATGAATACCAAGTATGGATTATTATTAAACGAACTATTGATGGTGCTACCAAACGCTATGTAGAATATTTGCATAACTTTAATTTTGATGAAACAGATAATACAGATTTTAATTTCTTAGATTCTCAACTAAGTTACTCTGGTTCTGCAACTACTACTATTTCAGGATTAGGTCATTTAGAAGGTCAGACAGTTGCTATTCTTGCAGACGGAGCTACACATCCTAGAAAGACAGTTACTTCTGGTTCAATTACTTTAGAACGATCAGCTACCAAAGTAAAAGTAGGATTACCTTATACTTCCCTTTTGCAGACTATGCGATTAGATGCTGGTTCACAGGATGGTACATCGCAAGGTAAAACCAAAAGAATATTTGATATTACATTAAGAATTTATGAGTCTATTGGTATTGAAGTAGGACCAGACTTAAACAATATGGAACGAATACCTTTTAGGTCTTCTGCTACTTTAATGAACCAAGCTATCCCAGTATTTACAGGAGATAAAGAAATAGAATTTAGAGGAAACTATGAAACAGATGGTTATGTATATGTAAGACAAGATCAACCTTTACCTTTAACCATTTTATCATTATACCCAAGATTGGTGACAAACGATGGATAAAAATAATAACACCAATATTGATAACCCAAGATTAGTAACTAATGACGGATAATATACTACATATAGTGCCTTATATTGCAAATCATGGTAAGATAATTTTATCTAGTCAAATGAACCATGCTTTAATGGATAAGGATGCAGAGTTTGATGGAGAAACAATGAATCTAGAAGAGAAAGGATTAGCTTTTACTTGTATGATTAATAATGAACCTATAGCGGCTGCTGGAATGAAATTACTTTGGCAAGGAGTTGCAGAGGGTTGGGTATTAGCTACAGCTAAAGTTTGGAATCATCCTAGAACAATAGCTCGTGCTATTAAAAAGAATTTTGCAAGATTAGCAATGGAACATAAGATACACAGAGTACAAACTGCTGTACGATCCGAGTTTGGAACTGGTATTAAATTTGCTAAGTGGCTAGGTTTAGAGAATGAGGGTTTAATGAAACGATATGGTTTTGATGGTGCTGACCATTATAGATTTGCGAGGTTGTTCTAATGGGTCAAGCAGCAGCAATGGCAGGAGTAGGATTATTAGGATTTGCACAATATCAACAACAAGGTGCAGCAGGTAGATATAATCAAGCAGTTGCTAATCGTAACGCACAGCTTGCAGAACAAGAAGCTGCACAATTAGAAAAACAATTAGAATTTGATTTAGCTAGATTTGACCAACAGTTTCAACAATTACAAGGTCAAACTAATGTAGCTATTGCAAAATCTGGTGCGGATATGTCTGGATCAAATTTAAGAATATTAAGATATAATGCTGAACAAGCACAATTACAAAAAAATATTATGGACTATAATTCAAAAGTAGGACAAGCAAAAAAAATGGAAGAAGCCAACTTTGCAAGAATACAAGGAACAATAGCAAGACAGCAAGCTAGAATTGCACAAATAGGAACTTTAACTCAAACAGGAACAAGTTTACTTAGTATGTCTGGTGGTTTTGGCGGTAGCAAAACTCAACAACTTAATATGCAATTTCCTGCACAATATGGAACATTTTAATTATGCCAAAAATACCTATATTTACAACAGAAGCTAGACCAACTGCAGAAGTAGGTGGAGTTAAATCAACTATCAAAGCACCAATTCCAACATTTGTTGGAGATTTGCAAAAATCTATTGCTAAATATTACATTGCAGAAAAACAAGAAGAAGCAAAAATTAAATCAATAGAATATGAAAATAAATCATGGAATGGATTGTATGACATTATAGATAAACATTCTAAAAATCCATATCCTAGTGAAGCATCTTCTGGTTATTTAAAAGATGTTGAAGAATATAAAAATAATTTTATTAATACAGAATTAGCTGGTGCTAATAATTTTATTAAAAAAGCATTTTTACAAAAATTTGAAGCAAATACCAGAAGTGGTTTATTAGCTGTAGAAAGACAATCAAGATATAAGTTAGATGAAAAAAGAAATACTAATGATATTGAATTTGGATCTGGTCTATCAACTAAAATAAAATTAGATCCTGCTTTTGCTACAACCGCTTCTTTAGAAGCTGATAATTATATTAATAAATCTTATTCAGATCCGTTTGTTAAAGAAGAAAAGAAAAAATTTTTTTCTAAATTAATTGATTCAACTATAGTAGATCAAAAAGCAAGAAATAATCCTATTGGATTTTTAGATGAAATTAAAAAAAATCCAAACGCCTATTCAAATGCTCCAAAAGCAAAAGAAAATGCAATTACTCTTGCTCAAACTATATTAGCTCAAAATGGAAAAGAATATTTAAAAGAAAAAATAAATGCATCTTATGCTGGAGGAGATACTGGTATATCTAACGATCAAATATTAAGATCTTTTATTGGAAGTAAAGATTATTTAAAAGTTAAAGAACAATTGGATATTGCTGATGTTATAAGACCAAATGCTAAATCTATATTAGATGCAACTTATGGATCAGAATATACTATTGCAGACACAGTATCTATTAATACAACTGATACAAAATTAAAATCAAAAGCAATTATACAATTAAAAAAATTAGCAGATCAAAAAAGAGATGTTATTTCTAAAAAAGGCGGAGCAGAATTTTTTATTAATTATGATGAAAATGTAAAATCTTCTTATAATAATTTTGTTTTAGATCCAAGTAAAACAAATTTTAAAGTTTATTCAGATAAATTAAATTCAATATATAATAAACAAAATATACCAGGAGTATATAGAACTTATTTAAACAGCGATCAAATTGAAGGAATAAAAAAAACAATTGATGGATTACAAACTGGAAAAGAAAAAATGAATTATATTGAACAAATTAAAAGTTTTTATGGAGATTCTTATCCTCAAATATTTCAACAAATTAATAAACAAATAGGATTAGGAGTTGCCATATCTGGTGCTATTGATGATCCATTGACAAAACAAGCTCTTGCAAAATCAAATATTAGTAAAGAAGAATTATCTAAGTATAGAGAAAATGCAATAATCAAATCTGGAGAAACAGATTTTGATACTAATTTAAAAAATAATATTTATAAAAATTTAAAAGATTATAGAGATGTATTAGAATCTCAACCATATTCTAATTATAAAAGTGCAGGAGAAACAGTAAATCAGTTAAGAGAAGCATTTACTAATGCAAGTTATATATTATCTGCTGATACAAAATATTCTTCATCAAAAGATATTTCTAATTATATTACTAATGCTTTTTTAAATGATTATGATTTTAGCAATACAACATTTTTTATTCCAAAAAATATTAATAAAGAACAAGTAAATGTACCAATTATTGATGCTAAAGCTAATTTACTTCATAAAAAAATTCAAAATGGAACATTTCCATTAGAACAATTTGATATAGTTCCTTTTAAAGAAAAGGGTGTTGAAAACTTAGAAGCTACTTATAAAGCAATTAGAGGATCTGGTAATTTTTATTTAGATGGTACAGATGGTCTTAGCTATTGGGTTAAGTTTCCTAATGGAAAATCTCAACAAGTCATGGCTTATGATCCTATTACTAAACAACCGACTCCTCTTAAAATTAATTTTTTAGATGGTGATGGTAAAACAAATTGGATTAAAAAAAATGAAAAAACTAATTATGAACTATCGTTTGAAGATATGAATTTCTTTATTTTACAAAGAGATGCTTTCTCAGAAAGTTTAACACAAACTCCATAATATTATGATTCCAATATCATCAAGTGGACTTGAACTAAATGATCAAGAAAAAGATAATTTTCTTAATGAAGCTCCTGTGTCTTGGTGGGAAGCTTTCTCTACTGGTTTTTCTGCCGATGTAGGAAAAAATCCGTTTTGGAAATTATTAGATAGTGCTGAAAGAGAAAGAAAATTAGAAGAAGATCCAGAATTAATACCACAAGCAGAATTAAATAAAAAATATGCACCACTTGGTTTAACTTTTTATAGAGATGAGCCAAGAGGATATGTTGAAACATTGGTCAAACAAAGATTGGATATGATGACAAAAGAAAACATTGAATCTCGTGGACCACAGAATTTCTTTGCAAGATCAAGTTATTTTCTTAAAGGAATAGGAGCAACAGCCGTAGATCCGTTTAATTTAGCTGCAGCATTTGTTCCTGTAGTAGGACAAGCATCCTTTTTAGAAAGTGTAGCTGCACGAGGATTAACAAAAGCAAGATTTGTAAAAGGTATTAAAGAAGGATTTGTTGGTAATGTTGCTATAGAGCCAATGAATGTATTAGCTGCTAAAGCCGAACAAACAGAATATTCAGCTTATGATTCTATAAGAAATATTGCTTTTGGAACTATTTTATCTGGAGGTATGCATGTTGGTTTTGGAAGAATTGGAGATGCATATAAATCAGTTACTGGAAAAGAAAATATTTATACTAAACTTTCTAATGCCGATCCAGCTCTTAGAGAAGATATGCTTAAACATGCATTTGCACAAATGGCTCAAGGTAAAAAAATTAGTATGAAAGATTTTTTAGATCAAACTATTATAGCTCAAGAAGATAATATTAAAGTTGCTGCTGATTCCTTACCAAGATCTCCTCGTCTTCAAAAACTTGAATCTCAAAAAAAATCTGTTTTAGAAACAGCTCAAACTATTGATAAAAATTCAGTTATTGATAATGAAATTAAAATTTCAGAAACGAAAGAAAATCTAGGAAATGAATTAATTAAACTAAAAGAAGAATTAAAAGTTATTCAAGCAGAAAAAATAAAACCAACTATTAAAAAATCTATAGGTAAAAATGGTGAAGAAATAACAACCGCTATTTATGACCAAACAGCTATTGATGCAAAAACAAAAGTTGTTGCAGAGAAAGTAAGACAAATTAAAGAATTACAAGATAAAATAAAAAAATCACCTAAAGAAAATAATCGTTTAATTATTTTAAAAAACAAATTGGATATTATTAATGAAAGAATTAATAGAGAAAAAACAAAAGAAGGTATTGCTCAATATGAAGCAAATGTTGCTAGAAAAATTGAAGAAGAAAATATATCTTTACCAGAAAAAAATCCCACTCTTCAAGCGGAATCTCAAGCAAGAGATAATTATGAAATACATGGAGAAATTGATAGAACTAAACAAATAGATCCTGATAATATTAATTCTTTAAATAAACAATCTAATATTTTAAAAGAACAAGATATAATAAATAAAGAACAATTTAAAGATATTCTTAACGAAGAAAATACAAAAATAATTGATTCTTTTGATAAAGATATTTCTGCAGTTGATAAAAAAATAAATAGAAAAGAAGATTTATTAACATCTATTAAGACAGGTATTTCTTGTCTTATTAGAAAAGGAACATAATGAGTATTAAAGATTGTTTAATAGAAGTAAGGGATGCTGTAAGAGATTTTCTTGATGAAACAGAAGCTAATCAATTATTAGAAAAAGTTAAATCTCAAATTGAATTAAATAAAGCATCTAAAAAATTAGAACAATTAGAATCAGAAATTGCTGAAAAAATTTTATCAGATGAATTAAAAGAAGCATTACAAATAAAAATTAATAAAATTAAAGACAAACAATTAGTTACCAATCTTTTTAAAACAATTATTGAAGATTACAAAGACGATCCAATTAAAGGATTAAAAGCTTTTACTGTTGGAATAGAATCGTTTAAGTTTAAATCAAGATATTCTGTAGACAATGCTCAATTAGATTATAAAAGTTATATTGGATTATTTAGTGATGACCTTGAAAAGGGTATTTATAATTCTCAAACAAAAAAAATGGAAAGTTTACTTCCTACTATACAAAACAGATTATTGCATAAAGACATTATGAAAGAAGTTATGGATAATCCTTTTTTAAGAGAAGAGCCAAATGCTAAAGATGTTCCTATGTATGGGAATCCACATGTATACGAAGTTGCTAAAATTATAAAAAAATGGAATGATACTGTTTTATTAGATAAAAATAATTTAGGTGCATGGATTTCTAAAGAACCTGGATATATTTTCCGCCAAGCTCATGTAATTGAAAAAATGTTACAAGCTGCTGGTCGTAATATTAAAGATGAAAAATTACATAAAGAAGCATGGATTAAAGATATACTTGATTTATTAGATCAAGAAAGAACTTTCAAAGGAGCTGATCCTAGAAAATTTTTAGAAGATGTTTGGAACAATATTATTAGTGGTCATAGTATTAGAACTATAGATCAATCTAATTATGTTGGTACTAAAAATATTGCAAAAAGACAAAGTGCAGAACGAGTGCTTCATTTTAAAAATGGAGAATCGTTTTATAAATACGATTTAAAATATGGTCATGCTAATTTGGAACATTCTTTATTAATGAATTTTGAAAAAGCGGCTCAAGATAATGGATTAATGCAAATATTAGGAACTAATCCAAGAGCAAATTTAGAAACGCTAATTCAAATGTTAAGAAATCATTATGGTGGTACTAAAGCTGCAGAACTTTCTTTTGGTGCTATTGAAAAAGAATTTAAACAATTAGATGGATCTATGAAATCTATTGTCGGATCAGAAATGGGAGTTACTATAGCTGAAATTGAAGCTGTTGCAAAAGGTTTGTCTACTACTGGTAAATTAGATTCTCTTCCTTTTACTTCATTAACAGACATACCTTATATGATTAGTGAGGTAAGACATCAAGGTATGAACGCATTGTCTTTTGTTAAAACTTTATTTACTGAAATAAAAAGAACAACTACTCCTAGAGAATTAAAAGAAATAATGAGTCCATTTACTCTTTTTGCTGACAATTTTAGAAATCAATTTACAGAATCATTTTCTGGAAAAGATACTATGGCTGGAAAAATGGCTGCTTATCAAGCTAATGTTTTTAAATTTATTGGTCAGAATACTTTAATGCATAGATTCAAAAGATCAATGATAATTGCAATGCAACATCATTATGGAAATTTAACAGATAGATCTTTTTTAAAATTACCAGATGATGCTCAACGAGTTCTAGGTTTATATGGAATTGATGCTGGTAGATGGGAATTAATAAGGAAAACAAATTTAAAAGATTTTGAAGGAAGAAAACATTTAACAGTAGAAAACATACAAGATATGTCTGATGATGCTGTACTATCTTATTTAAAAAAAGAAAATCCAAAGATAAAAAAATTTACTAAAAATCAAATTAATCAAACAAAAAAAGAAATTCAATCTCAATACCGAATGTTACTAATAGATAGAACAATGCATGGTCCAATAGAACCTGGTGCAAGAGAACGAGCTTTAATGAATAGGGGTATAAAAAAAGGAACTGTAGAAGGATTATTACTAGGTCTTATGGGTCAATTTAAAACATTTGGTTTATCTGTTTATACAAAAGTAATTGAAAAAGAAATTAATAGCTATGGTCCAGGAAAGTTTATGAGCAGAACATTACCAGCTATAGGATCAGTATTAATTAATACAACTATAATGGGTTATGTTGCTTTTACTGCTAAAGATCTTTTATTTGGAAAAGAACCAATGGATCCATTAGATCCAAAAACAGCATTAAGAGCTTTTCTACAGGGAGGTGGTGGAACTATTTATGCAGATTTGCTTAATGCTGAATTTAATAGAACAAGCGGTGGAGTTGCAAGTACACTTCTTGGACCTGTTTTTTCAGATGTAGAAGGATTATTGAAAATAGTAGGAGATGTGTATTCTGGAGATTATGGTAAAGCAGGTTCAAAAGCTATTAAGTTACTTGAAGCAAATACACCTATTGATGCTTGGATGGTTAAACCATTTTACAATTATTATATAGGTTGGCAATTAAAAGAGATGATGGATCCTGGTTATTTTAGTAGATTAGAGAATAGTACGAGAAAAAATCTTAACCAAGAATTTTATTTAAAACCATAGACAAAGGAACAGGAATTTAATATAGACAAATACATATGACAATATCATCAACAACAGTTAAAAATTCATA